GGACGTAACCCCCGTAGCCGTGCTGGCTCCGCCTGCCAGATTGCCAAGCGCTGTGGCACAGATCGGCGCGGTAACTCCATCATTGGTGTATCCGTCTAAACTACTCCCCCCCGAAGCTGGCGCAGAAGTCCACGTTGTACCATCTGAAGTAAGGACGTTACCTGAAGTGCCGGGCGCTACTGCTTGTACCGCAGAGGTTCCGTTACCGAGGATGACGTTATTGGCAGTAAGTGTAGTAGCTCCTGTACCCCCACTAGCTACTGCAAGGGTTGCGCTTAGTCCGGCGGCAGTGCCTGAAGTATTTTGGTTACCTGCGGTATTAACACCCGGTAAATTGATGTTAGCGCTTCCATCAAAACTAACGCCGCCAATAGTACGAGCTGTTGTTAGGGTATCTGCCTTACCCGCACTAATTTTGCGCCAAGTACTTAAAACATTGTTTTCATTATACCTTATAGACAAATAGGGGTTGGTGACATTACGATCAATGGCCATGTACATACCATATGACCCAGCCCCGGTAGCCGCATAATCACTACCCAGACCGGTATACAGTGAATAAAACTGTGTACCTCCTGTACCGGGGCCGTTGGTACTTCCTTGCACAAATCTCCAACCAAAATTATAAGAAGCTGTGCTTGCATCAAAAGAACTTCTAGTGGTGTGGGGGTCGCCAAAGTTATTCCACCAATTATAGGCATCAGTAATATTTGTTATTACGTGAGTATGACTGTTGTTAGCAACTGTAGCAGTCAGTGTGGCATTGCCCAAGTTAGTGAACGTAGCAGAACCAGTGACATCACCTGCAAGCGTCAAAGTTGGGTCAGAAGTTGCAGTGGTAGAAATGCTAATATTTCCAGAACCATCGAAGTTGGCATTACCAGTTACTGCGCCTGTCAAAGCAATGTTGCGAGCGGTCTGAAGTGTAGTTGCAGTAGTAGCGTTACCAGATAGAGCACCAGAGAATGTAGTGGCTGTGGCTGTGCCTGTTATGGTTACACCTGTACTACTTGTAGCAAGCTTTACGGCAGCGGCGTAATATAAACTTACCCCTGCCACTTCGGTCATATAGATGTGCCACTGGTTATCTTCGTCGTTATATATCCCCGCATTTTCTCCATCAGTCATGAAAGACCATCGGCCTTCGTTTGAGGAGTTACGTATTTGTAGGCCGCCCCAACTTGACGTATTTGAAGTAATCTGTAATAAATCAGCTCGGTCGGTAGACTCAGCAAGAGTAACTCCCGCACCAATGGTTAAGCTACCAGAAATAGTACCGCCAGTTAAGGGCAGTTTGGTCGCGTCAGCTACGGTGATGTTCGCACTACCGTCAAAGCTAACGCCGTTGATTGTTCTGGCTGTGGTTAGAGTGTCGGCGTTGGGGTGGTAGCCGTCGTGGAATATGCGTTGATACGTTGCGCCCTTAGACCATCCGCCAAATACAAAGTCGTTAATCCCGCCGTGTAATCCAAAGTATGCTGCGTAATCACCGGCGACATGAAACTGCATAAAGGCATCTGCGCCAGCGGTATCTTGATAAACTTCTAGCGGAGATTGATCGCTACTTGCAGTGTCAATTACATCATTAGATTGAAATGATGTTATCCCCGAAGCAACCGTGTATGTAGAACCAAGTTGAATAAAGGCAGTAGAATTTAAGCCATCAAGGGTATCAGAGTTGGACGCCGTGCCAGTAAGGTTTGCCGTAATAGTACCAGCAGAGAAATTACCTGAAGCATCTCGTGCTACGACTTTAGATGCTGTGTTTGCAGATGTTGCGTCTACCGCCCAAGTAGTGGCAGCCGAACCATTAAAGTTAGAACCGGTTAGGTAGGTGCCACGAGTCAGTGTATTTGGTGTATTCGCAGTAACGGTAATATTCGCACTACCGTCGAACGAGACGCCATTGATAGTACGGGCAGTTTGCAGCGTAGTAGCGGTTGTAGCATTACCCGATAAAGCCGCAGTAATAGTACCAGCAGAGAAATTACCTGATGCGTCTCGCGCTACAACTTTAGAGGCCGTGTTTGTTGTAGTTGCATCGACGTTTACAGTTACCGTGCCAGAGGTTCCGCCGCCTGTGATGTAGCTACCCGCAGTAACGCCCGTGATGTCGCCTACGTTTGTAGTGTAGCCTGCGTCGTTGTTAAAGCCGCTGTTGTTAATGTTGGCTTTGGTTAGCTTTCTCTGGACCCCGAGAGTGTCAACAACTACAAAGTAATCGCCGTCCCCATCCGTGGTGGAGGTTGTCAGCTCGTTTAGGTTCAGAGTAATGGTAGGGGTTGCGCCCTCGCTTGAAGCACTTCCGTCTAAGCCCGCACCGGTTGAAATGGTCGCAACGTAGTTACCAGTAGTGTCTGTACCCAAAGCAACAGAGTTAGCCGCAATAGTGGCTGCAATGCTTACGTTACCACTACCATCAAAACTGCCAGAAGTGCCAGTAACATCACCCGTTAAGCTGATTGTCCTGCCTGTGGCTAAAGTGGTGGCCGTGGTTGCATTACCCGACAAAGCAGCCGTAATCGTACCCGCACTAAAGTTACCAGAGGCATCCCTAGCGACTAGTGTAGAGGCTGTGTTGGCTGTAGCGCTTTGCAGGTCTTCTGCGGCAGCAGTGACAAAAATAGTCGCACTACCAGAAAGGTTAAGCAAAGACCCCGTACTACTCTCGTCAAGCGTACGGGAAAGCGTCGTGCCCGACGCCGTATAAGTGCCCGTGCCTATTTCCCACGCAGTACCGTCTTCTATGGTGTACCGGACAACATCACCGTCAGATACACCGGAGGCGGCAAAGGTCTGAAACCCTGCTATCGCAGAGCCAAGCGTTACTGTTCCTGTCCCCGTCGTAGCGGTGGACATTTTAGCTCTATTTACTAACGTCACCATAGCTGGGGTCTCGCGGTTTAGGCAATACGGATAATAGCGTTGCTCGCATCAGCAGCGGGGAAGACAATAGTAAAGTCACCCGAAGTTGAAGTCTTATCAGAGCCAAAATCCAGAACCGCAACAGCAGGGTTAGTACCGCCATCCGCCAAGTAAATTAGAGCGCCACGAGCCGTAATAGTCGCTGTAGACCATGTAGTATCAGCAAAGTCTAAGAACGCTGTAGTGCCACTTGAGGCAGGGTTTGCTGAGATAGTCAGCGTGTTTCCGCCCGCAGTGTAACCTGTGCCTGAGACTTCGTTAGTAACGCTATAGGCCGTAGTAGTAGCGCCCAAAGTAGCTGCTGAAGTGTACAGGGCAATCTTAAATACTTGTGACGTGCCGCTGCTGAAGTCGAAAGTGCCATCAAGCACGCCAACTTTGAACGATGTAACCATAGCTTGTGTGATAGCCATTTCTCTTTCCTCTTAAATTAAGCTTTATCCCTAATGATAAGCCCAGTTCTATAAGCATCGGTAACTTCTTTTGCTTCACCAAAGTTCTTTAATGAAATTATGGCTTCTGCAAAACGTTTCTCATACTCTTGCATGACATCGGCTTCACCTTTCATATAAGTGTAAGCTTCAATCAGACATCCGTATAAAAGAGCTACTTCCGCATTTGTACTCAACCAAGTAGTGCTACTTCCGGATCCCGAAGTCAAACTAGCGGGCCTATAGAAGTAGTGAAGCTCCACCGAATACGAAGAATCGGGCGTCGGGCCTATCAAAAAACTACTAACGTCAAAGTATGCGTAGTAACGCGGCGCTCCTGTAGTGGTAGCATCCGGATTGTATTCTTGGACAAAGTTTACATCTTTGTACTCAAGAAAATCTTTGTTGCCGTCACCGTCCGTGTAAGACAGCGAAAACGGCGCTAAGAAATCGCTTGGGGCAGCAAGGTACTGATTGCTCGCAGTCATGTTTCCCGTCGCGTTTTTACGGAAAAGCGTAAGCTGAACGTTCTTTAAAATACGCTCTTCGGCGACGCGTATAAAAACAGGCAGGTTATTTACAAAACTTGTTTCGGTGTTTTGCGTATAATCTTGTATTGCTGTTTTTAGCTGATCATAAGTAAAACTCATGTGGTCACCACCGTCACGCTACCAACTTGGCAAAAGCCAGTCACCGGCTTTAAATTAGGGGCCTCAACTAACGGCACTCCCACGAAAACGTCTAAAGGCTCTACCCTGTCCGGGCGAGCGTCCTTCAAAGCTTGAGGATCGATTACTTTACGGCGCGGATTAAGCTGAGGCTGTTTAGCCTCCCACTCATCCTTACCGACCAGCATCCCGGTCCACTCCTTTTTCATGTCGTTTAGCTTATAGCGAAACCCGGAGCGATCTGAGATACCGTAAGAATTTTTACCTACAGCAAACTTACCCATTACATATTCCTAGAATACGCTAAGCTCGGTACAACATTAAAAGAAGCTCGATCTCGGTCTTCGTCCATCGCGCGCTGCATTTCTTCTTCGTACAACGCTTTTAATACAGGGATCCGGTCCGGTGCTTTCTTAATGGCAATGTAGTATGCCAAGCCCGCCGCTAAAGCGGGATAAAACCGAAACGGTATCTGTATAGTATTAGTTGCGCTATCCGCATCATCCAAACGCACTAAACGATCATACACAATTTGATCCGTGCTGTTTTCAGGGACCGGCCAAAGCTTCAAGACTGGCGTTATCTGCCGGTCTAAGAACCACTGAGAAGGCCGTGCCTGCTGCGTTTTGTTTGGGATATTAAGGTAATCATCCCGGCTCAAACGCTGTATTCCGTAATCCGTATTGTCCCGTCTAACCACAACCGACAAAATATCAATTGTATCGGCACTCAAAGTTAAGTCCGCATCACCCTGAGTCAACGTGGTCGTAACCTGCTGAATAGTCCACTGGTTTAAACCACGGTTAGCCCAATCCGCAAACAAAAGATTCATAGAGCGCTTGGCGGTCTTAAGATCGTAACCCGTACGCATCTCCTTACCGCACCGCTCAAACGCCTCTTCAACGTAATCGGCGACGTCTAGCTCAAAATCTTTTGATCCCGAAACAGCCATTATTTTTTCCTTTTAAGCGATGCTACACGCCTAGGTTTACCTGCTGGTTGCCCAAGGCGCTTCTTTTGCGCTACCCGGGACTTCTTCTCTGCCGCAGTCATTTCACTTGCGGTCTTAGGTGTCTTGCTAGAAACACGCTTTTTAGGTCGGCAATACGGGGTTCCCCGTTTTTCACCTTCTTTACGTCCGCAAGGCTTCCCTGTACGAACATCGACCCACTCTTCCTTAAACCATCGCTTAAGGTCTGCGCCTTTCTTAGTTTTACGAACTGCCACGGGACTTATTCCCCCAGTTCTTAGCACCGACTTTACGGCACTTGGCTATTGCGCCAGAAGCATAGGCTGAGGGAAACACTTTATAGCGAGCCTTTACCTTACGGTAACACTCGTCTTTAACTGAGCCGCCGTCTTTGTAGCCTTTTACTTTAAGACCTGTGCGGACTTTTCCCATGCCTTTGCATTTAAGCATGCTTATTTCATGCCTCTAACAGCACAACCGCCTTTATTCATTTTCACCGGACCGCCTACTTTCATTCCTTTTACCGCACAGCCGCCTTTAGCCATTTTTACCGGCTTCTTAGCTTCGCCGCCGTACATCATACCCATAGCCATTTCTTTACGAGGACTGCATTTCATAGCTTTCTCCTAACCTAATAACATCATAACGACCGCAACTAATGTCGCGGAGAGTTGACTAGCAATACCGGCCAAGATCATCCAGTTTTTGTTTCGCAGATCACGTATATCATCTTCCATATGATTAAGATGATTGTTTTCAATGCGATTCAAAATAGTCTCGACGACCGCCATTTGACGTTTGACGTCGTTAACTTCGTGCTCTAAATGATCGTTACTTACCATTTCTTGCAACTCCAGTAACGAGCACTGAACTTATCTTTAGCGGTATCACAATTGTGACGAGCCCTAAAGTTAGAACGACGCTCTGGTATGTTCTTTTTGATGGTCATGTTGGGATCACCAAATCGAACCAGTTTTACTTCATCGCCTTTCTTAGCTAAAACAGCAAACTTTTTACTGCCCCCGGACGTTCTTTTTGGCTTGTTATAGCCTGAAAAAGTTTCTCCGCGGTAGCTAAGACGCCCCGAAGGGCTTCTTTTTACAGCCTTTGTGCTCGCCATTGCTACGCACCAGTGTAGTAAATGTTTACGGAGGCTATGTTTTCAACTCGGATGTAAATACCTATTCGGGCTAACATACCTTCATCGGGCATGTTAAAACCGTTAAAAAACGTATCATTAGCCGAAGTATGCCAAGTCGCTAACCACTGAGCGTCATAACCATCGGCTGTGGAATTCACGTAATAACAAGTCTTACCCGCAGCTATAGTGCCACTGTTAATGTCTGTTATCGTAAAGGTATCTACACCCGTAACCGTGATTACATAATTACCCGGAGTGGCTATAGCACCAGATGTAGTCAAAAAAGTAATCCCGACTTTGTCTCCAGTGCTTAAACCATGCCCCACTTTAGTAACGGTTACGGTTGTTCCAGAACGACCATAGGTAGCTTGAATAGGGGCAGAGTCTGTATCCCAAATATCAAGAATCCCGGCAGACGTTGTACCGACTAAGTCCAAAGCTTTTACGAGTGCGCGGTAGTTGGTTATATATCCGCTTCCATGTAAATGCCCGGATCTAATATTAGATCCTGCCATGAGTCACCCCCAAATTAAGCCAAGTTAGCGTTCTGGATGTACATCACAGTGACATCTGCTACACCTGCTGTACCGTCTTCGTCTGTGGCCGAGAAGGTTGAAATGACTTGAATGTCGGTTGTACCTACATCCGTAGAAACCGAAGTCATAACGTCACTAAAAGTAACACCTTCTGCTTGTACGCTAGTTGCACCTAAGAAAGCATTCGGATCGCCTGAAGTACCAACTTGAACAGTTGAAGCGGTGCCATCGTCGTTAGCTGTAGTAACGTTCAGGACCACTGCAATGATCTTAGAATTCGCAGGGATAGTAGCAACAGTAGTAGTCTGACCATCGGCACCCGTAGCTGCGATGACCGCTGCTTGAGCCATGCTGACAAAACCAGAGTTAGCTACGTCGGTGCCAACCGTTGTACCAGTTGTATTTCGAATTGTACCGGCCTTAATAGGACCAGAAAAAGTAGTAGTCGCCATGAAGATCTCCTGTCGTGGCTAGTGTCAGCCGCGGGATGCGACTGTCAGGGACATTTATAAGATACGATAAAAAAAGGGGCAGCACAAGCCACCCCTTTTCCACATAAAACCGAAGTTTTATGAACCACTGCCGTACACTGCACGCCAGTCAGAGACGCCGAAGCTGTAACGCTCACGGGCCTTGAATCGCATGTTACCAGTGTCGAAGTCACCTTCCATTGCAGTCTTAAGCGGAGTGCGCTGGAACATCTTGAAGCCGTTAGGCGCATCAGTCTTGATGAAGAAGTTGTCCGTGTCAGTGAGGAAGTGGTTAACCACCGCACCGTCAGGGAGCATACCCATAGATTTCATCGCATTGATGTCGTTATCGGCTGTGCCTGGACGCAGGTTAGAGTTGATTACTCGCTCTGCAATGAATTGCAGCTCTTTAGGAATAATCAGCTTCATACCGCGTACGGCAATCTTAAGACCACGCTCATCTGTCAGACCGGCGATGTTGATGAGCATTTGCTCAAGCGACGTCTCGTTTAGGTCTGCGGCAACGGCAAGCTTATTGCTTTGGTTACCAGTCAGTGAAGGGTGAGCTGCTGAACAGAGTGCAGCGCCGTCGCCAACAGGGGCAGCAGTGCTGAACGCGTTGTTCAGTACAGAAGCAGCTTTAATCTGCTTGGTTTGAGACATTGAACGTGCAAGAGCACGAGTATAGCGAGTTGCAAGACGATCGTAGAGATTGTCCTCAACAGCTTCCTCAGTGATGCTGAATGCCAAAGCAATGGTTTCGTGAGTGTAACGTGCAGTGAAAGTTTCCTGCGCGTCATCAAACGAAATAGAACCACCTTCTGATTTAACAGGCGCAGTTCCAAAGCCCGACAGCATCACTTCCTCTTCAAAGGCCCTATCTGAGGACTCTTCGTCGAAGATCTCCGCATGCTCGTTGTCGTAACGATCATACTCCATCCCGAACAACGCATTTAGTCCGGGTTCTAGCTCTTTCGCTAATTGTGCGCGAGATATAGCCATGATTTATCCCTCTTAAATGCCTGTGGTTAATGAAGTGGTTTGAGAATCAAACCGCGATGCATTGGAGTTGAAGTGAGCGTTAAAGCGCACCTTCAGTGGGATACCCGCTGCGGTGTAATCGCTGTTCGCTTCATCATCTACAATACCTACAATACGGAGAGGCAAAGTTGCTGTAGTAGCAACACTGCTTACGCTCAACGCAGATGTAGAGTTACCGTTGTCTGTTGAACCCGCTTGAGCAGAAGTACCCAAAGACGCGTTAGCAAACACAGTAGCTAGAGCCGTAGCTCTGTTTGTAAGACTTGCATCCGAAGCAACCTGGAAGATTTGGTTCGGATTGTCCGCAACGTAAGCTTTAACTGGATAGTTAGTATCCACGCTTACTGATGCTGCGCCAGGCCAGTAGTTTAGCCAAACAGGCTTTTTCTGGACTGAATCTTGGTATTCAACACCCATCAGGACGCCTAATGCTGCGGTAGTGCCGCCTGCTGTATCTGCTGCACGAGCAATTACACCATCCGCAGTAGGAATAACAATTCCATACTGGAAGATTGCATTAGCGTTGTCAGAGGCAATTTCGTACTCGGTTACACCGGTAGTGTTAGCGCCGCTGCCAACAAGCCCGATAGGACGAAGACCATAGGCTGTAGCTGAATTAGCCATGATTTATTTCTCCTAAAGGGGTGGCTTAGTTCTTTCGAGAGCCACCAAAAGTTACACGAGATTGGCGTTCAGGTTTATTGATCGCCATACTTGAGTGAGCATTCTCTCGCATCATGTCGTGATCGACAGCATCCATAAGATCTTGAGTTTTTCCAGAAAAATACTGGGTTCTTTCCTCAAGTGTTTCTACTGGAATGCGTGCGAGTAAAAGTCCTCCAACGCCGAACACACCTTCGTATTTACCTGAGTCAATCACCGGAGCTTCAAAATCAGGGTATTCATCCGCTCTTACAAGCTCATACCCTTCTCTTAAACGTGCAGAGATGTTTTTGCGGTCATCAAAACCACGAACCTCTGTACGTATCCACCGGTGCGCATACCCTTCGGGTGCAGGTGGTGCATCTAACATGGATGGGGGAGCCCAAGGCTTACGCCGCTGCTCTTTCTCCCTACTGTCTTTAGCGCGAGAAGATCGATTAATACCCTCAAAGCCTTTCTTATCAGTCATAACCGTCTCCTATTTGACATATTTCGCGTATTCTTCGAGTGGCACACCTAATTTTTTAGCTATCGCTACCTGGCTTGGTGTGAGTTTTATTTGCCTGCGCCCATTTGACGAACTTGTGCGGGAAACACCAGCGACCGTTTGGGCGGTACGGCGCTTGGACCCGGTATCAGAAAACTTGTGCGGAAACTCTGCACGAATTCGCTTATCTAGCTCATCATAATAGTCATCGCTGGTCGGGTCAAATGCTTCGTCAACCAATTGCTTATGTATCCCATACGCAGCAAAGGTCATCGTATTATCATTTCCGAACCAGTCGTTCTTTTCAGCCCACTCCTCAGCCCGGGGGTCTGGTCTAGTGGCTTGCTGCTGCGGCTGCTGATATTGCTGCTGCTGCGGCTGCTGATATTGTTGCTGTTGTTGCTCATTTTCCTGCTGAGGAGCCCTACGCGCTTGCATACGCTTAGCTTCTTCTAGCTTAGAAGTAGCAAATTGCAGTTCTGTAAGCTTCTTTTGGGCCTCTAACGTAGCTTCTGGGTCGCCCACAGCTATAGCACGCTTAAACGCTTCCTGCGCGGAAGCCATTTCTGCCGTAATTCGTCCCCCGTATTCAGTTAGATAACCCTGATCTACGGCGTTTAGCTTGGCTTTAATCTTTTCTGCCTCGCTTTGTACGCCCTGCGCATACTTAAGCGCTTCTTCACGCTGCCGCTCAGCTTCGCGCATCTTCTTAGTCAGACGGTCAATACGCTTCTTTACACTTTGCGAATACTCTTCGTGCTCGTCTTCCTGTGCAGTGACGGTTGTTTCTTCGGAGGAGTCAGAAATGTCATCTACTTCAACCTCTTGCTCCTCATAACCCTCGCCTACTTCTATGTCTACCGTGCCGTCATCGACACTGGTCTTTCTTTGCTTTTCTTCATCACTCATGCCGCGCTCCTTTAAAAGCTAATGATATCTTCCGGATCATCTATCGTAGCCAGAATCTCGTCATCGTTGAGAATCCGGACCTCACCGCCATCAATACGGAACCTGGACCCCGCATAACGCGCGAAGACAACCCAGTCTTTTTCCTTGCACCACGGGCCATCCGGGAACTTTTCCGTATCAGCATAGGCCAAAGGCCCCTGCTTAAGGACATAACCAACAACGGTTTGGATTTGACCGTCATCCAAGATCTTGTCCGGTATGTAAATACCGCCATCGGTCTTGGCTTTTCCACGGTAGGGAAGAATGAGCATACGCCAGCCAGTAGGGTTGGGCATGCGATCAATCATAGATTTATCAGCTTTTGAGGGGTCTAGAACACGGGCTTTAGGCTCGACATACATCTTGTCTACGCCTTCTTCCTTTTCCACCTCAGCTTTAGCAGCTTCGGCTTCCTTGGCTTTTTTCTCCGCTTCCAGTTCCTTGGCTAAGTAGCCTGGGACTTCAATCATGCATATGCTCCTGTTTTTCTAGCAGGTCCGAGAGTTCCTGTTGGATATAATTCAAAGAGTTAAGTTCGCCCATCAAAGAGGCGTACTGCTCCATAGAATTAATGCCATTGTTTTCTAGCAGGTCCAAAACCTGTCGTTTGCGCTCTTTGATTATCTTTTGGATAAACTGAACGACGTAAAAATCATCCATAACTCCTCCATATAGGATTATCCTATATCGTTGGAGTATATCTTATACTTTAAGGATTAGAAACAAAAAGGGGCTAGAACACCCCTTGGAAGCGTTGTTTGACGCGAACAATAGGACTAAAACTCTTTACCGCCCCGCCGTCAGCCATTTTTTTGGTCTTTCCAGCCTTAGACAAGGCAATAGCCACAGATTGATCCTGTGGGTATCCCTCGTCTCTTAGCTTGCTTATATTCGAGCTTATAGTCTTTTGACTACTACCACGCATTAAAGGCATGACACTCTCCTAGCAAATGTGGAATTCACCACCGCGAAGCATAGCGCCCATACCGCGGCTCTTGCCCGTAGTGCAAACACCCTTGGCAGTATTAGGGGTCTTTTCTTCCTTCATAGTAGCGTAAGGAATGCGGCCTTGGTCTTTAATGTCCGCATAGTTTGTGGCTTTAGGGGCCTTGGGTGAAGGTCCACCCATAATCTTTACTCGACTCATCACTAACCTCCTCGGTTCTGTCGTAATCGTAATAGCTCTCGTTCAGCTTGTGCGTTCAATCTAGCGGCCGTCATTTGTTCTTGGCTTTCAAGCCTTTCATCAAACTGGCGACCTCGCTCCATCATCTTCTGACGCTCTAAGTCTAGCTTAGCTTGGCTCTCTTGGATATCAGCCATTGTCTGCTGCTCTTTGATGCCGATTTCCTTCTCTTTGAGCGCGATTAACGGGTCAGGACCTTGCTGTTGCGGTTGTCCTTGACCTGCTATCTGCATGCTCAACTGGCGTACATTCTGTAGCTCTTGAGCGATGTTTTGCGCGATCAGCATCTCAATTTCAAGCATCTGATCATCGGTAGGCGGTTGTCCCTGGCTTTGCTGCATAAACTGCATCATGGCCATTTCTTCAGACTTAATCTTGACATGCTCAGTTACGTGTTTCTGCAACGAAGCAATGATAGACGGAGTCTGAGCCGCTATAGGCGACGCACTGAACAACAAGTGTGATACAATGTGCGCATCGTGGTTCTGGCCATCAAAGGCTTTAAGGTCCACGTTATCCAGCGCATCGATATTCTCTTGCGCAGGGTCTTTGGGTATCGGTTCCAACGTAGCAGGTTGATTTAACAACTTATCTACATCCTTAACACCCAACGCGTCGTACATGCGGCGGAAAGCTTCATGCATGTTGTGCATCTGAGGCGCTTGTGTAGCCATCTGTAGCTGCGCTTGAGCCAAAGCAATACGCTGTGCTTGCGAGAAAATGTTGGGGTTAGATACAGGTACCACGTCCACACGATCGTCAAAATCAGACGCCATAATGGTTTCATCTCCGCCTTCGACGGAGAACGGATACTCCTGTGGCAGAGATTCGTGCATTACACGTGTCAGGAGCTTAAATTCCTGCCGCATGGCGTAATGCAGGCGCTTGTGGACTGCACTCATGACCCGGCTACCTTGCTCAAGCATGGCTACTGTCGTGCCGACCGCCGCTTGCTGGTTACCGTCACCTACTTTTAGGTCAGTAATCGTGGCAAAGCGCTGTCCGGCTTGTACAACAAAGCCTAAGAGCTGGAATAGCGTGCTGTCTGGGCCTTTAAACGGCAACGGAATCAAACTATCTCGAATAGCGCCGCCTGGAGCGTCTACATCACGGAATTCTCCCGGTTGTAGCGGCTCAGAATCGTCCCGTATTCGCATCCCACGGGCTTTAAAGCCTGCGGGGAGGTTAGATAGCGTACCCGCGTCGATAAGCTGTCTGAGGGCCGCTGTAGCCGTCCTAGATAGGCCGCCAATAGTGTGGATTAGACCCAAACCATAGAAACCAAAACCAGGAAGGAACTTGTAGTGAACGAAAAATTGAATTTTCTTGCGATCTTCGTCGTCCTCGGCGTAGTTACGGCGAATGGACAAAACAACCCCGCTGTTTTCAACGATGGTTACGATGTAAGGCAGTTTAATTCCTGTCTCTTCCCCGTCTCCGTCAGTATCCTCGAACCCTGCGAGGTCTAATTCAACGTGAAACTCTAACAAAGTCACGTCATAGTCTACATTTGACGCCTGGACACCCTGAATTCTGTCCATTTCGTCCGTAACTTCGTTCGTATCGGTCTGACCGGGTAGAACGGGGACGTCTAAATAGAATCCAGACACCTGAAGCTTGCGCAACTGGTTCAAAGGCATCGAAATAACGTTCGCGATGCACGGACAAGTCTCTAAACTGCTTGTTTCGTAAGGCACAACAAGGTTTTCAGCAGGCACAAACTTGCTGACAACACGGTTTAGGGCCTCATCGAAGTAAACTTTCTTGAAAGTAGAGCCTGCCAAGGGTAAATAAAACAGCATTTGGTCGAATTCAGGGGTGTATTCCTCCATCACGTTGGTGATGTAGTAGTTCATGAATTCTTTTACCCGTCTTGCTTGCTGTTCTTTCTCTCGAGTAGGCGCACCTATCACAGACGTACGTACAGGCCCGTCAGGGGGCAGCAGCTCGTTAAAGGCTTGAGCTTGGAACTGAGTGGCGGCTTCGGCTAAAAGCGGGTGTGTGACTCCTGTAGAGCCTCTAAAGGGCAGTGTGCGCTCTTCGTAAGAAAAACCAAGAAGCTCCAAACCCTCTCGATAGGTGTCTTCCCACTCTTGACGAGAGGATTTGTTGGCATCGAACTCGCCCATAAGCTCGTTGGCCACGGATCCAAGGATTCCGGTGTCAATTTCTTCGGCCAAATTGCGGAAAAAGTCGCCTTCATCGACGTCGCGCATAGATGGGTCAAAGTCTATGACCACGCCGCCTTCGTCATCTTCGGTGATTTCGATGTCAAGACCTTCTCGAGCCATGTTTTCCATCGCACCGGGCACCGCAATTTCCACTTGATCCTCAATGGATAAGTCTATCGGGTCCTCCCGACGCTCCATCATAGGCGTTATGCTGTCACCGTTTGCCATTTTAATTACCTTTGTGGTTCGTTAATGTTCCACGTGGAACATATTATACATCGGAAGGTCCAAAGTAATCATCCATACCCGATACCCCTGTTTCTTTGTACCTTCTGTAAGCATCTCGCCAGAAACGCGGCAGGTCCTCGATCAATACACCCACTTCATCGTAAAGCGAGAACAACTTATCGTAGTCTTTAGCCTTTATATCAGAGTTTGAGGGGCCCTGAATTTGACTGGCTGTCGGTTTTGGCCTGTCCGGGTCTAAAAAGTCAATTTCCACGGTCAGTCGCGGACGACCCGTTTCGTTGTTGCGTAAAGAGAAAATGCCTGCTCGACCTGACTTAAGGGCTTTTCGTCCACCGAGATTGTAATTTCCGCTTTCCGAGTATCCGCCCACAGAGTGGTCCATCAACGCGCCTTCGAGCTCAGTGTAAGCAGGCTCTGTTATTCTGTACCAGCCTTCATTGCCAAAGTCGTCGATTTTCTCAACTCCTGTTTCTAGCAAAAGTCTAGGATCAGGCAAAGACCTGTTAAAAATGTTTTCCGGAGGTATTGGATCTGAACTAGCGTCTTTTATTGCGCGAGTCTCTTCTTTAAAAGCTTTAGAAAATTCACGAATTTGACTAATGTCTTTTGCCGCCCCGCTTTTCTGGACGTTAGCCACAATATCGGGGAAGGACATGTTCTCAAGCTTGCTAGCGGGCAAAGACATGATTCCGTCAACTATCTCTTCCGGCAAAATAAAACTTAAGCCCTCTTTAGAGAGAGAATAAGGAGAGATGTCATACATCAGTTCGGATTCATCAAGGGCTCTAGCTATTACAGGGCTTTGCAAAGCGATTTCCGCGTATTCTTCGGGGTCTAAGGTAGAGATATATTTTTGGTTCTGTAACTCTTCCGGTACTCCCTCTTGAGTCATTTTATCCTTTTCTCTTTTCGTCAAAGTAGCGCGAAGCTTTTCTCTGTCCAGAAAGCTAGAGTCGAAATCTGGCACATTAGCTTCGGCCATAATACTCGTGGCGTAGTCGTATGCTTTTTCAAACTTTTGTAAAGCAGGGGTTGTGCTGGAGCCGCCCTTTTTAGACGCCGCGTAATCTTCTCGCGCTTGTTTTAAAAGCTCAGGGGTTATCTTTTCCGTAAAGATAGGATCTATCTTTCCTTCAAGCATCTGAATTCTAAGAGGATCTGAACCGGTGCCGTAAGACTTCTTAAAGTAATTCTCAGCCCGTTTGGCGATGTCCATAGCCAGACCTTCGTCCATGCCCGAAGAGATTAACTGATGCGCATAAAAAGCGGGAATTTTCTCGGCCCCCGACTCACCTCTAAGGTAGGTAGGCACGCCCTTGTCTTGAAAGTCCGGGCTAAGCGGGTTTTCTTCTTTTATCATCGGCACAAACAGGCCGCCCTTGGGCTTAGCCGCCATACCGGCCATGACGTCCGTGCCGATGTCTACCCCAGGCGTAGCTAAGCCACTGCCCATGGTTTCCATAGCAAGTTCAATGGTCTCTTCAGGCGTGACTTGCCTACCGCTGAGAGCCGCTCCCGGAGCCAACAAAGCTTTCAACGAATCGTAAGCTAAAGCAGGCAATGCAAATTCTTTGTCACCGCTTTGCCTAATGGCGACAGGAGTAATCATACCCCTATCTAACCCGGGTTCTAATCCCAACACTTCATAAGCGTACTGCTCGAGAGGCGTTGCCTGATCTAAGCGCTGCTGCAAAGTAAGATTAGTTTCACCCGTATCTACTTTAGGCTCTTCGCGGTAAGGTGTGCCATAAAAACTACCCTGTCCCGTTAAGACAGAAGAAGGCACTTTTTCAGGAGCACCGCCGTCCTTAAATCCCGGCACCCCGGCAAGCACGTCAAATGCGCTGACGTCCGGTCCAGAACCACGGATGTCCTCAGCCGTGCGGCTCAAATCTTTACCCGCGATCAACGGCTCGCCCGCTTGCAGCCGAGACATAGCGCCTTGGTTGTTGATGTTTGCAATGTTGTCGATGATCGCGTTCTTAGCTTCTTCAGGACTTAAACCCTGACGCGCTAAGTCAAAACCAAACATGTTGTTGAAATAATCAAGGCTCTCGGACCCCGGGTCTTTGCCCGCGCCCGCTAGACGTATGCCCTGATAAATTTCTTTGGCTTGCGAACCCGCACGAGCTAAAGGACTCTTACCTGCGTGGTAAGAAAACAACGCGTGATTAACTGCGTTAAAGACTTCTTCGTCACCTTCGATACCGGTGTTCTGCCGCGTGGCACCCTCTTTAGGTAAACGCAACTTAACGCGGAACTTAGGGTCAACTAGACCGGCGTCTACCATCTGATTGGTCAGATCCACCGCTTCACGAGTAATTTCTATCTGGCGCGCGTCATCAAAACCAAGCATCTCCGCACCCTTCTGGATAAGCTTGGTGGCAATTCCACCCCCTGCAAAATTAGCGGGGGCTAAAGGCTTTTTTACAACGGGTCCTCCGTTTCGAAACTGCGCGACCGCTCTTCTGCTAAGCATGCGATTGACGGCTTGCTGCCGCTTGTCTAGCAAAGATTCTATGCCGTCCGCTTTCTCAACAACGCCGCCCATGGCAAACAAGCTCTGAGACTTCATCTGATTCAAAGACGCCATCACGTCGGCTTCTTTTAAACCTGGGTAACGGCTTTGGTATATTTCTACCGCCTGACCAGGCGTCATTTCACCGCTATCGATTAGCTTGCCTACTTCAACGTCGCTTAAATTCTGCAAGCGACCCATGTTGATTTCGTTTAAATACCCAGTAACCGCTTCAGGCGTTAAGTCAGCAAACTCTGGCCTGTTCGCGCTGTAGTACCCCGCCACTTCTTCCGGAGTAGTACGGCCCTGGTTCAACAAGTCGGCAATCAAATCCTGCTCTTGGAACCCCTCGTTACCGTAGCCCTGAATCATTTCCGTGAGCTGTTCAGGCGTTTGGAAGCCACCGCGTAACAGACCTTCGACCACGTCTCCCGATCCAACGTCGAACTCATTCATCACGTTACCAATGCCAATTTCGCCGCTGCTTAGCAAGTCTGCTATCTGCTGCTGCTCATCCCGAGAGAAGCCATCTTCCGAAGTTATACTGTCTAGTATTTCTCTAGGCGTCATAACATCTGGAGGGTCTGCAATGACCGTAGGCGGTATAACAGGGGGTTGTGTAACCATAGGCTGTGTAACCGTAGGCTGTGTAACCGTGGGTTGTGTAACCGTAGGCTGTGTAACCGTGGGTTGTGTAACCGTAGGTTGTGTAACCGTAGGTTGTAAGACCGTGCTAGTACCACCTGTAAGAAAGTCAAACACTTCACCAACTGTTCCAGTAGTGTCGTTTACAGTTAATGTTTGTCCTGTGTTGTTAGTATCTCTTGCCGTGTAAAAGTCTGTATTGTCAGTAGGTTGTAAGACCGGGGGTTGTGTAACCGTAGGCTGTGTAACCGTAGGCTGTGTAACCGTAGGCTGTGTAACCGTAGGCTGTGTAACCGTAGGCTGTGTAACCGTGGGTTGTGTAACCGTAGGCGTGACCCCTGTTCCGGGGGCCGCGGCTATCGGAGCAGTAGGGACAAACCCAGGACGGAATGCTGTGTCTTGTACCGCGACGTCCGCGTACGGATTCACGTACGCCGGTGCAGCAAACCTGCCCCGCGTGTCACCAGGACGGATAGAGTAAATGTCTCCCATCTGACCGGTTGCCGGTACAAGAACATCCTGCGTGCCTACAAACCCACGGCTCCCGCCTAACGAGCCAATGCCAAGACCCGGGACGTTTACACCGCCGCCTGTGGTGGTTCCGGTGCCGCCTTCTTGGTAAGTGGGCTCAGGATCAACGTAAACGTTTGCCGCGTCAGAAGCCGCGTTTAAGGCGTTTAATTCATCTGGAGTAAAATCTCCTTCAGGGAGATCTTTGATGAAATTGTATGCACCTGTAACTAAAGGTAAACCTGGGATCAACGTATTTGCCGCGTTTCTAACGCCTGTGACCAAAATCTCTTCAATCGGACGTTGGTCTTCGTCGGGCTCTCTGGGCTCGCCGTCGCCGCCGTCCCCACCGCCTAAGTCTAGGTTCGTATTTAGTGAAGCTAATGCACCTGAATTAAGCGTGTTGCCTTGATTAAGGCGTTGTCCCGTTACATCGATTCTCTCAATGTTTGAACCGGTAGGAACCGAGTCGAGGTTAGAGCCTCCTCCCAGCACATCAAAATTTAGCGCTCCGCCTAAAGCGGAGTTATCAGAAAGTTGGAAACCCGTGTTGTCTAAGGTAGAGGTGTCGTACACGGGAGTCAGGTTTGTTAAAAATCCAACACCGGGTCGATTTGGCCCTACAACCGCATTGTCCGTGTTGCCTATAGAAAAACCAGGCGTTGTTACTGTGGGTATCGCATCCGTTAAGTTAGCGCTTGAACCTATGTTTCCAACAGAAAAGCCGTAATTTCCTCCAGGGTTTACCGGAGATCCCGTAAGGTAGCCTTCGTTATAAAGAGATTGAAAAAAATCTGAGCCTTGCGACGTAGGTGTTAAAGCAGAAGTGTCTAAAGGTAAAACGTTTTGTGTGTCAAAAGCGCCCATGTCGTATAGCGATTGGAATAAATCGGGGCCTTGAGACGTAGAAGTAGAAGTGGAAGTAGGGCTACCGCCAAAGAGTGAAAACCTTCCTTGAGAAGTGTCTGAAGGTGTGACGCCTTGCATTGGGGTATTAGACTTACCCGCGTCTCCCGCGGCTACTGCACCTGATCTTCCGCCACCGTCTCGATTAGTAAAGCTTACACCTTGTGCCGCTTGCTGTGTTGAAGACGCTCCAGGTATCTGGGCGTTTAACGCATAAGTCGCCAAAGAAGACATGAGGTCCGCCATAGCGTCACGATTGTAAGAGGTCGACATGGTGTTATTCCTTTCTATTACCCAGAGGTGACTCGGAGAATGCGTTAATTGCACGTTCCACGGCGCTTGTAATCAAAAGACCGCCAGGAGTCCTACCCCCAGACCAGCCTTCTTCGCCGAACAATTCCTTAATCACCAACTCTCGGATATACCTGTCGGATATGTTATTCAAACAACCCGCCTGATCTTTTTGGCTAAGCTGCATGAATTGTTCTAACCGTTTAGGGTCAACCTCACCCATAGTAACGGAAGGTCCGTGAGTCGTGATCCTCGTCCTCCCAGTCGTCAGACGGGAGCTGTACAAAGTTCCCCTGGCGGTACCGCATCAACGCCTGGGTGGTACTATCCACCAAATCGTCATGCTCGCCATTTGGAAACGCAGCACATTCCTCTATGAGTTCGTGCGCCCACTGAGTGTCAGGAGCCCAGACCATGCCGCTTTCTAAAAGCGGAGAGATGCTGTTTACCCTTGCGACTTTATCATTGCCGCGGGAAGGCGTAAAGTTTACCACAGGAATTCCCATATTGCGCAGTTCGTGCGTCAAAGGCATACCCGTGGCCTTCGCCTCGATTATAACCGTCTCCGGGTCCCAAAACTTGTATTCCTCGTACGCAATCCGCTTCAGCTCCGGGAAATCCCACCGACCCTTCTTCGAATCCAACAAAATCAAGTTAGGCTGCGTCCCCTCGTCCGGGTAAAAAACGCCCCAAGTCGTAATGGCGCTGTAGTCAGCCGTCTCCTTCTTGCTAAACGCCGTATCGTAGCTCTGGATAATGTACTCCAACTTGGGAACCTTGTCGTGCTCCCAAATCTGCCACCATTCCCGCTTCAAAATTGCGTTCGTGTCGCCCGTAGGCTGCTGCTGATACTGCGCATTCCACTTGCCCGGCGGAATAGACGCCTTCACAGCCGTCAAATCCTCCAAAGACCAGTACTCAGGCCATACCGGCTGGCCAGAAGGTAGCTCCATCGGAAACTCCACTACCTCCCACTGGTCCGCCTTCTCGTCCCGCGTCATCTGTTTGATCAATTGCCCCGTCAAATCCTTCTCATTCCAACGGGTCATTACCAATACGATTGCCCCTCCCGGCTGGAGACGCTGTCTTGGTCCCCCTGTGTACCAGTCCCAGGCGTCGTCAAACCCAGCATTTGACATAGCCGTCTGCTCAGAATGCGGGTCGTCAATAATACATAAATCAGCACCGCGACCAGCGAGGTTACTACCAACACCAACAGCATAATACATACCACCACGAGCAGTATCCCATCGACCACTGGCCTTAGAATCCGCCGCCAACTTTGCTTCAGGAAATATTTCAAGATAATCCTCCCGCTCCAGCAGGTTCTTCACCTTACGGCCAAAACCTACAGCAAGCTCCGTGGTGTGCGTCGCCTGGATAATCTTCATCGCAGGATTCTTCCCAACCATCCAAGCCGGAAACAAAAAACTCGCAAACTCACTCTTAGTATGACGAGGCGGCATATTCACTATCAGACGCTTGAGCTCGCCCCGCGCTACACGCTCCAACTTCTCAGCAATGATCCGGTGGTGCTCGCCCGCAATAAACTCAGGCCAAACCGCCTTCACAAAATCCAAAAAGTTACCCTGGCACGCCTCCAAACGCTCAATCTGAGCCAACCGGAGCTCAAGCTTCAGAATATGCTCGTCCGTACTACCCGATACCGTCGTCAAATCCTACTCCCTGACCCGTGGGCCGTGAACCCTAAAGCGAATCAGCATACTCATTTATCGCCGCAGCATCCATCTCGTACACAAAAATAGGCGTCATGGGACCCATATAAGCATCCAAAACATTAAAATTCATGTACTCAATCGCTTCATCCTCAGACATGCCGTCTCGTTGGACCAAGATGTCAATGCATTTGTCTATGCTGTACACCGCAACGTCCGCGCTTCCTGGACCACGGCTCAGGCCCAAGACAGCGCTGTCGAATCCATCTGCTAATAAAGGTTTGTCATCTTTCATGTAGTGCCTCCTTTTTATGAGATTTTATTATACCACGGCTACTTTTTTTGTAAATTTTTTTAATAATATTTTTCTACTGTATTGTTTGTGACAAACATGCTCAAGCTCCTGTCTGACAGAACCCACCCCCTAAATCGTCACAGACAAAACAAGCTTAACTTCCTTCAACCTATCTAGCCTCTATTCCGGGACTCTATTCCTACATGCGCGCGCCCCCCTTCCAGGTAACCTGGAACGTTTCACTAGGGGGGCGCGCGCAAGACTTGCGGGCGACGAAAAATTCTGCTAGGGGTGCGGCCTGCTTGAACGTTGTGTACCGTCCGTTCAACTTATCCGCAAAATGACCAGGGGGCACACCTCTCGCAAAAGTGCGAAGAGCGCGAGAGGTGTGCCAATCTCATTGGCACAGGCAAAAAAAAAGCCCCGACAGTGTCGAGGCTTTTCGGCTGCGGGCGACGACTAATCGTCATCGCCTTCGGTGAGTGTCAATGCAAGGCTGGTCACCTTGCTCGCGTAGTACGAACTAGAGATAGCGCGGAAGCGCTCAATGTCCTCATCGCGGAAGTAAGCGAACGAGCCGCTGCGATCTTCCCGATCTTTGTAGAACTCTGAACGCGCTGCGTCCAGAACGTCGGCAATGAGTTTAGCCTCGCGGCGCGTGTACTTCACTTCGGTGTTCTTGATCATAATGTTATCTCCACGATACGTGCCCGACATTGGGCACGTGTTAATAGTATGCGATTAGTGTGTGGATTGCAACTCTTTCGGCTCGAGCCCGCGCTCGACTCGAAGCTCGTTGACTATCTGGTTGAACTGCTCGAGCACCCGCTGCTTGCTGCCCTTCAACCCGTATCGATCTTTCACGAGCGAGTAAGCGCTGCGCCCGCTGCTCATCTTCATACCTTTGACCTCGAGCCGCAAAGCGGACTCGAGGGCGATGATTGAAAACAGGATGGTGTCGTCACCAGTGATAACTGTGCTCATGATTCGGCCTCCAGTTTCTTGTTGATCAGATTGCGCGCGGTTGTCAGCACCATCGCGATTAGCATCTCGGCCTGATGAGACTGATCCGCAGGTAACATCGACCGAACGTAAGCCTCGAGCGTAGCCTTCGAATCGTATCCCGCGATCAATCCGTGATGGGTCATGATCCAATCAATCTGGTTCACGGGTCGCGGCTCTTGCTCTTGGGCTGCGGGCTTTGTTTTCCCCTCGAGTGTTTCGATGCGGTGCTCTAGTTCGTAGATGTGCTCTTGTATCTCGGCAGGTATCTCTTTCCCCTCGAGGGCTTCGATGCGGTGTTGCAGTTCAGTAAGCTCACCCTCCATGTCGGCGCGCGCATCGTTTACTTCACTATCGGTGTACTGCTCGGCATCGAGGCGGCAGACGAAATCTTGCTCTTCATAGTACTGCTCGACATCCGCCCGTGTGATGAAATCATTCTGATCTATATGGAACTGGATCAGGTTCTCAACGGCTGTTTCTATTTCGCTCATCTTTAAATCTCCACGATTGCGGACGCTGAATTGCGCCCATGTGTATATAGTATGCGATTCACGTGTGTAATGCAACCCTCTCGCGCCCCCACGCCTTAAGGTCTAAAGGGTGTTAAGGCGGGGCGTGGGGGCGCGAATCTCGAGCGCAAAAAAAACGCGCCCCCTTGCGAGGGCGCGCACCATGTGCCGCGCGCCACGGGTAACGGGAAAGAACCCGCGACCCACGGCTCACGATTAACCAGCGTGGAGTCTGGTGTTCGGTGATGGTCTCACAGCAGCAGACCAAAAAAGACTAGGGCATAGATCCCTGCAAAAAAGGCAATCGTCCCTAGGACATTGCCGATGATGAAAAGCGCGCGCATCACAGCGCTTCCATCATCTCAAGGATATCGTAAACGCCGCACCACTCGTCGGGGTGCGGCGAATCATCTTGCAAAAACGCCGAAGCTTCGGCAACGCGCTCGTCAATACAAGGCGCGGAGCACGGCTCGCGGCGCTCGCCGTCATCCATTAACGCATTGCAACCATACTGAGCGAAAAGTTTAGCGCGGCGTGGGTAATCGTTAAACTCGTGAAGAGTGTCATGCTCCCACGGCTCTGCGCAAAAACGGCAGTAGATATCCATCATGCTGCAACCCTCCCGAGGCGCGCCGCCTCGGATGCATACTCGCTCAACGTCTTGTCAGGCTCGAAGCTCGAATCACGCTCCACGCCTAAACCAAATGGAGGAAAGCGCAACCCTTCGAGCTCGGAAAGCGACACATAACCGAGCTCGGCGCAGCCGAGCCCAAGATCGCAAAGTCCGAAAAGAATATCGCCCTCCCTTTCGCTAATTAACCACGTGCAAGCACCGCCACCAAAAAACTTAACCACTGGGCGGCGATCCCCTTCGGGTAGCGCCATATTCTTTTTAAGCTTCAATTCAATTTCGCGTGTTATCAATTTCATTTTTTTAACTCCCGTTGTTGTGTGGAGGTTGAAGCTTTACACATAAAACTTGCACAATCAACCCCAATCTGCAAAAAATTGCGCCCCCACCACAGGGCGCAATCCATCACCCAAAAATCGCGACCCCTTCGTCGCGACCCACGCCCCACGCTTCACGCACCATGGGCAAAAACTTTTCCTTGACAGCCCACGCCCCATGGGGCGCTGTTTCACTGTTTATTACCGAAAGCCGTAAAACAGATTAAAAACTGACCATGACCGATTAGGGCAACGCCGAAGCTTGCCGTTTTGAAAAATGTAGATTGGAACAAAAGAGCCGCCCTCGGGTAAACCTCGAGAGGTTCGAACGTGATATTGCTCGCCCTCGGTTCCCTTAAAATCACCGAGGCGCTTTTTACAAACAGACAACGCGCAGTTGTTCTCAAGGTTAGATATGTAATACATCGTCAAGCGCCTCCAATTCTTTTAACGATTCAAGATTGCTCAATAGATAACTCTCGAAATTGTCGTATAAAATTTTTGGGATCGCTTCGAGGTTATCGTATTCGTAGTCGAAGTGAAGCGGAGGGTGTTTACTAGAGAACAAACCTATAAAGTCCATGCCATCATCCTCCAAATAGAATAAATCGAATTCTAAACCTAGTCGCTCGCAGCCGTCTTCGATTGCATAGAATGGCGGTGCCCATGCAGAGTTAAAAGAAATATAAAGCTTCGTAGGCGACACTCGGCTCACGTGGTGGTCGTAGATATCCCACTTCGTTCCCCAATTTTCCAAACGCCATTCATACCAGCCGTCGTCTTCTAACTCTTTAGGCATGGGAACCAAATAATCCAAAAGCGATTCGACGTTTTTTTCAATTTCCGATAATTTATCGGCGTCGCCGGTCATTGTCAGTTCGTTGTAGCAGTGATTAGGCATTGCGTTTACTCCCGTTTATATTGGTTGAGCGGTCATTATTATGCGGTTTTTATGTGGTGTCAATGCCTAATTTTAACGCGCTCGACAATTACAGATGACCCTTCGAAGCGGTAACACTCTAGACAATCGGCGCATTTTTGACCGGTGCAGTTCTCATTAGCGCGAGGCGATGCCACGTTGTTGAACACCTTATCGAATCCTTTCGGCGGATTATTCATTACCCGATCAATCGTTGGGTTGCTGTAAATCAAAATGAGATTGCTTGGCTTGTCGCCGCAAATAAGATTGCGACGCTTAGTCCAAAGCGCAAAGGTCGTCGCCGGATTGTGTTCCGCAATGCGACATAAGTTGTCGAAGTGAGTTTTATTGATTAACTCCCCATGCCCATGGAATCTAAAATAACGCTCGTTTATTACCGGCAACTGCCTGGCACTTAACGGTGCCTGGCTAAGTACCTCGCTATTATTCTGCCATGCGGGCTGGCAGTTCTTTCGCGACCCTTGAAGCATTGCCATGCTATAGCACGATCCGCAAATTGAATCTGTTTTGTTCATTTTTTGACAAAACTCATTTGTCACAGTGTTGGTATTTATAGCCTTAAAGCCGGTCAGTTTGCCGGTCATAGTGCTAAGTTTAATCTGCCTATCGCTTGCTATCATCATTATTGAAACTCCCGTTTTGTTAATGTTGAGGGCATTATTATACGGTTTTTATGTGGTGTCAAGGGTCAAATTATTTAACCACCTCTCTCGCTTGTATAATTCTAAAATCAAGGTAATCGCCAATTACGCCATTTGCTACTTCGTTTTCGTCTAGCGTGTACATAACCATGTCGTCTTCTAAAGACAATGGGTCGTCCGATACTATCGCCGTTTGCGGCGGGTCATTGGGCTTATCGTACCATTGAAACAAAATTTCCCATCTCATTACGCTTCCCCCTCTGTTTCACTGGTTTCGGGATACAAATACTCGGCAGCCGAATCTATAACGTCCCAATTGATGCCGATGTTGGCGTCAAAGTTATGTGCTATTAAAGCAAGCACCTCGCAAGCTTGGTCTTCAGTCAAATCGGGTCGTTGGTTTAAAACGTCGTCAATATGCCACTCATCGACAATTATTTTTCGTTCTTCATAATAGGTAGCCATTAAATTTTCTCCTCTGTTGTTAATTCGCTACAGGTGCCGTCTTCACAAGCTTGGCAAAAATCTTCCCCCACTTCCTCCTCATAATCGGGTAAACAAACTTTAAGTTTTTCCTTAAATGCACAGTTTATTATTCTGTCTACGTTATCCAAATCTCCCGCCGCCGTGTCCTGCTTTATCATTTCAATCACAGCGTCTACCAATTCTTTTTTGTCCATTAGGGCTTTTGCTCCTCTGTTTTACTGGCTTGAGGGTCTTTTATATGCGATTGTTGTGTGTAATGCAAGCCTTTTTTTAATTGCTCTTTCTTCATTCTCTCGAGGGTCTCTTCGATACTGCCGCCGCGGATCTTCTTTTCCAACCAAAAAAACAAAAACATCAAGCGATCCTCTGGTAAATTAAATGCGCTAAATCTTCCTGCAATTTCCAGTCGGGATCTATTCTTTTCGCTCGCTGCCCGAGCCTTAGCTTTACCTCAACAATTTCCACACACTCGCGACCGTTGCCAAAATAACCAACATCGGGCTCGGCTGGGAAAGTCTCGTAAAATACTTCAAAAACTCGGCTTTTTTCAGGGGTGTCTATAGCAATAAGTTCGCTGTAAAGGGTCATGCCCGTCTCCTTTTTAATATGAGACTTTATTATATACCTTATTGGGTGGAGTCGATCAACCTTAAAATGGGTTCAAGATTAAAATCGGTGAGGTGCGGCTCTACTCGAATGCCGTTCTTACTTACTTCAGGCGCCTGGTCACCGCGGTAGAGGTAGTATTGATCGGGGGCAGAGGATGGGGTCGCTCGAACTAGCAGCCAAACGAGAGAGTTGGCGTGAGCAGAGAGGAAACTTACTTGATGGGGACTAAGCTTAACTGCCTTACCCTTGCAGTTTTTAAGCTCAATGAGTTGAAAGCGACCAGACGTATCGGTGATCAACACGTCCGGCACACCTGGCATAGCCCACGACTCTAACCTAGTCGTTTTCCATTGGGGCTTGTGACGAGCTATCGATTTCTTCAGCAGCGACCAAAAGCCGCTCTCCGTCGAATTCTTCTTCGTCGTCTTCTTCGTGGTCGAAGGTTTGTCCTCCCACGGGATTAAGCTGTCCTCGAAGCTCATTAAGGGCTTTTAACACCTCGTCTTTTGACATTGAGTCTATTGTACCATGACGGATCTCAGACTTGCTGATGTAAATATCGCCCTGGGCTTGACCGCGGCGGTACTCCGCCATGACAGCCGCCGAGTAGTTCTTATCAGCAAAGGCCGCATCACGAATCTTTTGTAGGTCTCGAATGTGGCGCTGATAGTCTATAGCGTACTTACGGTCTAACTCGGCTCGATATTCCTTAATCGCTTTAACGACGTGAGGGCATATCGCCGCGTTGGTCATCTCGTAAGCACGTTGATGAGCAGAGCTGGCAGGAAAACCAGCTTCGATAGCCGCATCACGCTTGGTTATCTGACCGTCTTGACTGACCAGGATCTTAACGAACAGTTCCTGCTTTCGAGTAAGAGCGGTTCTTTCGCTAACAGAGGGACGACCGACCTTGCGTTTGGGCTTGTCGGGGTCTAGGTATTGGGCTTTAGCCAAGGTTGATTTCTTCATGGGCTGGATCTTACCAAAAAACTGCCTTTTATATATAGGGCAGAAATGAAAAAAATAAAAAAACAAAATATTTCGTATATAACGGATTCTGCACTCAAACCTACTCCTGTAACCAATGTAACCCTACTGTAACCGCTAAAAGTCAGGAAATACGTGGCCTCCAGAGCACCGGTTACGCCGTTACACCGGTTACGCCTATTTTTTATTTTTTTTTATTTTTCTAATTTATTTCCTATATATACAAAGAGGCGTTTTGTAGTAGTCTCGCCACATGGAACAGCTTATGTGTATAGCACTCGCCATTTACTTCGAGGCGCGTGGAGAAAGCTCTCTTGGCCAGTGGGCCGTGGGCAACGTGGTATTAAACAGAGTCCGTGATCCGCGGTACCCGAGTGATGCCTGTTTGGTCGTGAAGCAAGGGCCGTGGTCCGCGGGTCTACCCATACGCCACAAGTGCCAATTCTCATTTTACTGCGATGGTAAGCCGGAATGGGTGTTTGACGATCGCGCCTGGATGAAAGCGGTTCGCATGGCGGGGATGTCGTACACGTTGGACGTAGTGGATGGCGCGACGCACTACCACACGCACAAGGTCGCTCCTGATTGGTCTGCTGAGATGCGTTTAACCCGCGTGGTGGGCAATCACCTTTTCTTCAAATAATTTTTTTTGCTCGCAGCACCTTCTTGTAGTCGTTGTCGTGGATTCCGAAGTCGGCCGATTCGCCGGGTTCGAGTTTTTTGATAACTCCGCCCTTATCAAGAAATTCCTTGACGTGCTGCTCGATCTCTTCGCGCATCATTTGCTTAACGCGGTAGTCTGGATAAAACACTTTTTGTGGGTAGCCCATTGTATGCGATTCTATGATATGTTAAATTGCCCAAAAGGGAGAAAAAACCATGCAGGCAAGCTTAGACAATTTGAACGCGTACATCCATACAAAAAATCAAAGCACTGACACGCTTCTTGCCAAGGGCGACGGGTACTACTACTTTACCGAAGGGGAGGGGGAGATACTAATCGACTGCCTAACACGCTGCACGTACCGCCAGTGGTGCGCTATGATCGACCAATACGTAGAGCCGGACTTCTAAATGCGCTACATCGACAAAAACCAATTTTTTGACTCATTGAAAGACGCACTCGAGGAAGCATCGTGGTGCGCGGGCCGTGAAAAGAGAGCCTACATCATAAGGAAAACCGCCCGCGGCTACCGGGTCTCGCTCAAGTCAAGAATGCAAAAGAACGCTCCGCACATCGAAGTGGGGTTCAAGGACATCAAGCATGAAAACAAAGATTCACGTAAATCAGCACCACATCCGTGCTAACGCCAAGGGCGCCGACTTGCCTGTGCTGACAGTAAAAACGTACAAAGAAAACCGCAAGTGCAACCGGGTCGTGGTCCATGGGCCGAGTGTCGTGGTCTACAGTCCGGACAAACCGCTCTCTTGCGGGGCGAAAGTGTGGATTGAAACAGAAGCCGAGGTAACAGTAGAAGAAGAGCCGCCCGCCG